GGAGATATGCTCGTGTATAGTGGGTGTGATTTAGAGCATTGGCGTGAAGCTTTTGAAGGTCAAGACTGTGGTCAAGTATTTTTACACTACAATAATAAACAAGGACAATTTCAAGAAACCAATACTTTTGATGGGAGGCCTATGTTGGGATTACCTGCTTATTATAAAAAAGCACAGTAGACTAAATCACTTTTTATAGTTAAAATAGAGTCTTATGACTCTAGGTATTTTAGCCTTTTCAGAAGGACCGTTATCATCATTAGGTAAACAGGATGCTATTGCCGTTGTTACAGGTCAAGCATTAACAGTATGTTTAGGAGCCGAGACTGTTGGTGCAGGAACTACTGTTGTTGAAACAGGGCAAGATTTAACTGTTACTTTAGGTAATGAAACTGTTGTAACAACTTCTGTTGCTGCAGTAACAGGAGAGGAAATAACATCAGCATTAGGAAGTGTAACTGTTTCAGAAACAGCAAACCCAACAGTATCTGTTAGTGGTTTTGGATTAAACTTTGTTACAGGAACATTTGCTGTAACAGCAGGTGGACAAGTATCAATTGATGCTTCGTCTGAACCTGATTTAGATTTATTCTTAGGTGAGGAAACTGTAGTAGCAACAGCTAATACAGGAACTTTAACTGGACAATCAATGTCCACGGCTACCGGAACAGTTAGCGTTGAAGCTCTTACAACTCCTGTTGTAACAGGACAGGCTTTAACAACAACAACAGGAACGGTAAGTGTAGTCACAACAAGCGTAGCAGCAGTAACAGGTCAGGCACTAACAGCATCGCTTGGTGCATCGGTAATATCAGCCGATGCTACTATTTTACCGACAGGTCAAGCAGTTAACACGGCTCTCGGCACAGTTACAGTTATTCCTTCTGTTAATGTAGAAGTAACCGGTCAGAGCATGACTTTAACGTTAGGAGATTCAGGTGTATATGCATGGCAGGTTGTCGATGACTCAGCCACAAATACTTGGACAATCGTTGATGATTCTGCTACAAATACATGGCGAGATGCAGCTTAGGTAAATTATGTCAACATATTCAAATAGACTACAAATTGAGTTAATTGGAATAGGAGATCAAGCAAATGCTTGGGGTACAACAACCAATAACAATTTTTCACAATCATTAGAACAATCAATAGCTGGTGTATATACAAAAAATATATCTTCTGGAACAACGACAGTTTTGACATCTGCGGATGGACCACAAACCCAGGCTGATAATGAAAATAGACAAGCTGCTATAATATTTACTAATCCTTCAGCTAATCATATTGTTCAATTTACCGCAAAAGAAAAACTTTATTTTTTAAGAAACAACGATACAACATATACAGTTACCGCTCGACTAGGTGCTTCAGGTAATACTTATGTAATTAATCCTTCTACAAGTGTTTTCCTAGCTACTGACGGCACTAACTGGTATGAACTACAAACTACTGGCGGAACGTGGATTACAAAAACAGGTACATATACTGCTTTAAGTGGGGATAAAATCTTTGCTAATACATCTGGTGGTGCATTTACAATTACTTTACCAGCAGCTCCTGCTGTCGGTGATGAAGTAAGATTTGTTGATTTAGCAAGTACATTTGATGCAAACAATTTAACAATTGGAAGAAACAGTTTAAAAATTAATGGAGCTACAGCAGATTTAACTGTAGCAACCGAAGATGCAGCTTTTAGTTTAGTATACTCAGGCGCAACTTACGGTTGGAAACTAACGGAGAAGTAATATGGCAACTTATGCATCTATTAAATATAAATTTTCAGGCACTGCTATTACTGGTGTAATGCAAGAATCAGAAAACTTAAATGATGTGGCTAATAAAGGAACATCTAGAACAAACTTAGGCGTTGCTATCGGTTCTGATGTACAAGCTTTTATTTCTGCTACTGCAGGAACAAATGCTAACGGCACAAGAACAGTATCTACAAGCAGTCCTTCAGGGGGTTCCGATGGAGATATTTGGTACAAATATACGTAATGCATTATGCCAATTTATGTTAAAGATGGCGGTACTTGGCGTGAGATAAGTTCTGACGCTGGAACTCAACTTTACGTTAGAGATTCTACATCTTTCACCAACAAAACAATTGTAAACGCTTACATCAAAGATAGTGGTTCATGGCGAACTGTCTTTACTTTATTTGATACTACAGGTTATCAAACTACAACTGGATCTGTAGCTGTTCCAGCAAATGCTAATGCTATTCATGTACAGTACGCTGTAGGTGGAGGTGGCGGCGGAGTTGGAGGAGCCGAATACGATAAAGCTGGTGGAGAGTCTGCTGGTGGTGGTGGTTCATCTGGTGGTTATATTTCAGATAAAGTCTTTACTGTTACAGGAGGAGAAACCTTAACTATTACTGCTGGTGCAGGAGGTGCAGGAACAAACGGTGGATATAATTCAACAGCTACTTCTGGTGGAACTACGAGTATCACAGGATCGACTTCAGGATCATTATTTTCATTAAGTGGTGGAGGTGGTAGTTATGCTTCAGGGGGAGGTGTTCAAGGACCACTTCGTCAAAATTTTTTAGGAGCTGCTGGAACAGCAACTATTTCAGGAACTGTTTTAACTACAGGCACTACTGTTGATGGTCTTAATATAACCACATTTAATTCTGGTCCTGTTGGAACATTTAATTCTAATGGATCAGGTAATCAAGGATCTGGTGGAGGTAACTGTGGGGGAGATAACTGTCAAATAGCTGGTGGTACAGGTGGATCTTCTTATTCTGGTCCAGGCGCTGTGTCAGGTGGAACAGGTGCTCCTGCTGGAGGTTCTGGTACGGCTGGAACAAGAGGCTCTGGTGGAGGCGGAGGTGGTGGACAACCACAATCTGCAGGCACTGCAGGTGGTGCTGGTGAACTTAATTATAGATTTATGAGGATGACTTAATGCCTTTAACAAAGATAGCTTTTGCCCCTGGTATTGATAAACAAGATACTGAATATGGAGCTGCAGGACGTTGGGTTGACTCTGACTTTGTACGCTTTCGTTATGGATTACCAGAAAAAATTGGTGGATGGATAAAATTAATTAGTAATACTTTAGTTGGTGTTGCACGAGACATGCATGCATGGACCGATCTTGACGGCGTACGGTACACGGCTATCGGAACAGATAGAAAATTATATATTTATACAGAAGGTGTAGCTTATGACATTACACCAATAAGAGCAACAGGTTCTATTACAGGTTTTGAAACATTTTCTAATACAACAGTTACCGTTACTGATCCAAGTCACAACGCAGAGGTAGGTGATTTTGTTACTATATCTTCTACTTCAGGTGCCGTAAATGGAATACCTGCAGCTACTATGAATGCAGAATATGAAATATTAACAGTTCCTTCAGCAAATACTTACACTATACAAACTTCGGCTGCTGCAACAAGCACAGGAACCTCAAGTGAAACAGCAACAGCTACTTATCAACTTTCTGTTGGAACAGCTGTATCACAATATGGTTATGGATGGGGTACATATCAGTGGGGCAAAGAAGCATGGGGTACGCCTCGTTCTACATCTAACGTTACGATAGAAGGACGTAACTGGTCTTTTGATAACTTTGGTGAAGATTTATTAGCAACAGTAAACAATGGAAATACTTTTAGGTGGGATACCTCAACAGGAACAGGATCTAGAGCGGCGGTTATTACAAATGCTCCTACAGTTTCACGATTTAATTTAGTATCTATGCCTGATAGACACGTATTTTTATTTGGAACAGAAACAACTATTGGTTCAAGCACTACACAAGATGATTTATTTTTAAGATTCGCTTCGCAAGAAGATTATAGTACATGGGTACCAACTGCTACAAACACTGCAGGTTCATTTAGAATACAAGATGGATCAAAAATTGTAACTGCAGTTAGATCTCGTAATGCTGTTTTAGTATGGACAGATACATCATTAAATGCATTACAATTTGTTGGTGCACCTTTTACATTTAACTTAACTCAAATTGGTGCAAACTGTGGAGCTGTCTCTTTACACTCTGCTGTTGACGTAAACGGCACGGCTTTTTGGATGTCACAAAACTCTTTCTATAAATTTGATGGTGCTATTTCTAAAATGCCCTGTAGTGTACAAGATTATGTTTTTGAAGATTTTAGTATTACTAATCAACCAGAAACATACGCTGCGGTAAACTCTGAGTTTAATGAAGTTACATGGTTTTATACATCAAATAGCGCAACTCAAATTGACAGATTTGTAACATATAATTATCTAGAAAACTGTTGGTCAACAGGAAGTTTAGCAAGAACCACTTGGATTGATTACGGTGTTTATCAAAAACCATACGCTACTGAATATTCTACGACAGCAATTGCAACAAACAATACTATTAACGGTTTGACAGCGGGTGCAACAACATTGTATCAACATGAAACAGGTGATGATAATGTGACAACTGCTATAGATGCTTTTATTGAATCAGGTGATTTTGATATTGCAGATGGTCAACCATTTTTACATATAGGAAGAGGTATACCTAACTTTAAAGATTTAACAGGATCTGTTGATTTAACTCTTAAATTTAAAACGTATCCTAGTGCTACAACAAGTACAACCGTAGTAAGAACTATAGTACCAACAACAGAAAAATTTGATTTACGAGGTAGAGGTAGACAAGCTAACATTCGTATTGACAGTGACGCTGTTGGTGATAAATGGCGTTATGGTACACTGCGATTGGATGTACAACCAGATGGAGGCAGATAATGGCGAAGATTACAACAACACGATTTCCTCAAGCAACTCCTGA